TCCGCATATTGTACTCGAACAACGACTCCCGCAGGTAGTACTCCGAAGAGTACAGGTCCTGGTTAATTTTGACGAGGGTTTTTGCGCCCGCGGCAAAAGTAACCACTTGTGTAGAGCCAAAATTGGCCATACTGGGAACTCCTTACGTTTCTGGTGCCACGAAAAGTCGAAGTACGTCTCGTTAGTCTTGGGGACCGTGATGGCCCCAGATTGGCGAGTAAGTGTACTTCCATCCCAAACGTTTGGGACGCTTGGACTTCAGTACTGCCAGAGACGTAAGTATCGACCAAGCCTTTAGTGTAACTAAAGGCTGAAACGAAGGTGCGAAGGGGAGAGTAGGCGCGGCTAAATACCGCTCCTTTCTCTCGAATATCTCCACGGGTACACCCGAAAGGGTTTGCCATGGAGCTACTCCTGTGACGTTGGACCATTCCGCTTTACAGACAGAATGCACCATTACCACATTCTCGGCCCAGGTACATTTGATTGAGTTGTTGGTGGCGGCAATAACTTTGCCTAAGCCAGCAAACCAATCTATGAACCAACTCCAGGGTGTGATTTCCCAGAGCGCAGCGAGAGCTTCGTGTGAAGTAATCCCCGCAGCCATGCCTGAAGCAAATCTTTCGAGATGCTTCCAGTCACGTCCGCGAGGTAACTGCACACTCGGATCAAGTTTCCACTTGACCGCACCCCAAATGTCCTGAGACACTTGGAAGCCTCTCTTAGCATCGATAACGGCACCTTGCCCACTGGACATAGTCACAGTGGTTGGGGCGATCGTCATCTTTGTACTGCCTAGGCCTGCCCTTCGACAAGCAAATCTCTGCCTCTGAAGAATGGAGAACGTCAGACAGCGGTCATTGACCCCTTTCTGAAATTCCCATATCTTCATGAGGTCGTTAATCATGGGTCGGATGGCCCATCGCCAGGTAATATTACCTTTAGCGATCTTGCGAAGCAAGGTGCCACCCCAATCCTTGACTAACGTAGGAATGTCCTTTAGCTCAGCAACAAAAGTCGGCACACTGATGTGTGGTTGACTAATGTTGGTCTTAGCTAAAAGCTCCCATCCGAGATTATTTATCGTCAGCCCACTTGGCTGCGGTAAATAAGTTCGGGGGTCCCGCGGCGTCGGTACCCAGTCTACCCCATAATTCACAAGTTTGCGATTAAGGGTAGCTCCTGAGTACTGTTCGCCGTTCAAAACAGGACGACTGTACGTAAGAATTTTCAAATCCAACGCATTTGCGTTGGGAAAATTCCCAATCGTATCAGTCATAGTCTTGTCTTGACCATTGGTAATGACACGGGTCACGGTCGTAGGGTTCCAGTAGAATGTTCCACTGGTAGCACTAGCGTTACCGAGAGTCCTTGTCCTTCCCGTTGGCATGGGCAATTCCTG